GGTGATGTTAAACCCAAATATATTCATTCTAAATTAAATCCTTATTCAATCCTACGACTAAAAGTTGTCGTAGTTTTGGTACTGGAATGTCACTGTAAATTCTTCAATAATGTCGTTCTGTGCGTATTGTAAAGCAATCTCAGACATTTGGATTGGGAATGCATTGCGTAGTACATAAGTACCGCCACGCAAAACGTCATCGTTTCTGTCTAAGTGCTGAACAGTAATGTCTGCTTGATAATCAGCAGGGTTCAAGATGCCAGTATTTTCAGCAGATGAATTCATACCTTCCATCCATTGTTCGAATGGACGACGGAGTGACTGCTGACTGTCGTTGACAATAGTGATTGTCCAAGGATCAAAAATCCTTTCGCCTGCCAACTTAACTTCACGACCTCTGTACTGAATGATCGCTGGGTTAACAGTTGACGCCGGAACTGCTGCTCCGGTCACCAAAATACTGTTTGAAGTATCAACGCCTGTTACGTAGCTTGGGAAGCCTAGCAAGACTCTAAACTGATTAGGTCTTGCTCCTCCGGCACCTAGGCGAGCTTTAAACTCTGTAATGTTCATTTAATTCTCCTGTTTTCTTTTTATTTATAAGCCTAAGCACCAACTTCTTCAAACGCAATACCAGTTCTAGTAGCGATGAAGTTGAGTTGAATGAAGTTGATTGACTTCGCAGGCTGAATGAAGATATCGGCTACAAATTGATTTGAATCAACAACTTGACTGTCATTGTTTGTACCATCACAAACAACACGGAAGTCGTAAATACCTCTGCGGCCTTGAACATCACGCAAGAATGGCTCAACTAGGTTCTTAAACTGTGCTCGTGTAAACGCATCGTTGAACTCAAAGAGTTGGAACTTAGCTGCGGTTGCAATAGCTTTTTCAAGAACAATAAACAATCTGCGAACATTAATTCTATCGAATGCGCTTGGCTTCTCAAGAAGAGTTTTGTCACCGTACAATACGATACCTGAACCAGGGAAACCAACGATTGGGTTAACTCCTGCTTTGTAAAGAGTATCACGATCTGACTTGTTAGGTGAATAAGAAAGTCTCACTGCATTCTTGATTGCACCACGATTCAAACCTGCAGGAGAGAACCAAGGATCAGCAACAGTATCAGTATTCGCACAAACACCAGCAGTGTCGCCGTTACAAGGAACGAATACAAACTGATCTGTGTATCTGTTATACATGTACTTGTAACCTGAATCCATTACTGCAAAAGAACTTCTAGTATAATCAGCAATTTCAGCAACAATCGCAGTAGCTTCATTACCAGAGTTGTCTACTACTGAAGCCTCTTGTGGTGAAACGAATACCATACAATCTTTGCGAACTTCTGCAATGTTGTCAATTATATAGTCACCAACGTAAATAGATGCATCACCAACAAAGATGAGATTAACATCTACTAGTTCGTCATTTGCAAACAAGATGAATGCTCTTTGTCTGTCAGCGTCAGAAATAGTACCATCTGCTCCAGCTGCTAGAGAAACTTTAGCTTCGTTAACAGTATGATTGCTATCAAATGTTGTATTTGCTGCTAAAGAACCCCAGTTGTTTGTAGCATCTGGATGATCTGTCCACCAGATGTACTCGGATCTTTGATTGATTACATTCTTATAGAAGTTTGTACGACCAACCGAATCTTTAGCATCAGATGCTTTAGATACACCAGCAAACTTTTCTAGAATTGTTCCAGGAACTCCAGAGAACAATCCTTCTTCATCGATTACGATGATGTGAAGTTCGTCTACACTTCCGCCTGCTGTTGATACGTAAGAAGATGCACTTGGAGCATAATCAAACTGGTTTGCATATTGCCAAGTGGCCTTAGCTGCTCCTGCAGTTACAGCAACGACAGCACCAGATACTAATGTAAGTGAAGTAGCAGAAGCAATAGATGCTACTGTTCCTATAGTAGTACCAGTGCCGTCTTGAAGTATAGAACCTACAGAAAGCTCAGTATCAAAAGCAGTACTTACACCAGTAACAGTTGTGCTGTCTTCTACGCTAGTAATAGTTCCTGATAAATCATAATTTGCAAAATCAGATGCATCTGCAAAAGAAACTTTTAGTGAGTTGCCAATAGCGCCTGGCCACTTAGCAGCCCACATGCCGTTGGCGGTGCCGCCTGAACTGTGGTTGTGATCCTGGTCAATGGCATTCTTGATAAGTGCGCCAGTAGCAGTAGCACCATCAACGCCAGCAGTTGCATTTAGCGAGGCTGCATTGATTGCTCTTACTACTTTCAATGTGCTAGTGTACGCTAAGAAAGAAGCTGCTGCGAGCCAAGTTCTGTAGTCAGTACCGTTAGTGGATGGTTTGCCGAATCGTTTTGCTAGTTCATTCTCAGAACTGATAGTAGTAACTTCTTCGGCTGGTCCCCACTGAAATATTCCTGCAGTGCCACCAATTGAGGTACCAACGGCAGGAACTACTGAAGTGAGGTCTCTCTCTGTTACCTGGACTCCAGGTGATAGCTGAAAAGCCATATTTATTCTCCTCGTTAAAAAATCAGACAACAATATTGTTATGTTTTCTCTGATTATTTATAACTTTTAATATTTGAACTTAGACTCTTTCAATCTTTTGCTATACTCATCATCCATTAACCAGTAATCTCCACCTGCTACCCATGCTTCAGGCTCTTCATTGCTCTTTCTCATTACAAAAGGAGTAAGATTCTGTGTAATACTCTGCATTTCCTGTTTGTAAAGTCCTTCTCTGGTATTAACATCTACCAATTCTTTGAAGAATGGCATCGTAGATAACCAACCGAAGAGAACCATACACATAACACAGTCGTCATTGTATCCTTCATCTGCTTGATAAGTGTTTCCCTTTTCAACAAATGTAGATATTTCACTGATAATATCAGCATCAAACACTAAGAGTTTCTTTTCTTCCATAAGAGACTTGAAGTTGAAACAACCTTGTCTCTTTACTTGTTTAGATGTATTAACGCCGAGTCTTGTAGACTTACCAAAGCCTGGCGATACATACTGTCTAGATTTTTCTGTCACTGTACTAAAGATATTATCGTATTCTATTTCTTCGTGTAATATCTCTACTACTTGACCGCCTATATCATTGTTCTCGATAAGAACAAAAGCGTTATTATAATCTTGCCCAACTTTTGCTATAACATTTGGATATAGCATAGGGGCAATTTTGTTATTTCGATACTTAGCTACTACCTTGTAAGGCATTTCTGTAATATCAAAAACAACAAATGCTGAATAGTCACCGCCTATACCTCTAGCAGTGTCTACTGTAATACAATAATAATGATTTTCTTGTGGATCTTCATATATATCAACACCGTTTCCTTCAGGATTCTCATATAAAGGATCTTTAGAACTGAGTGTTGCTATAGTTCTAGCGTTGATAAGTGTGTTCGATGACCCTAAGAAGTCACATAGTACTTCCTGTGTGAACTTGAGTTCGCCAAGAAGTTTTAACTGCTGTTCTGCCCATGCCTCATCTCTGCCTGGAATATCAGTATAAGGAATAAAGTGACTAACGAATCCATTCGTGCCTTTCTCTGCTTCATTCCAGAACTTCCAGAAGTGATTATAACCAAGAGGAGTAGAAGTGAGTAGAATCTTTGTAGTTTCACCAGCAGAAATTGTAGGATATACAGATGCGAAGAATTCGTCAGCAACATTGTTTGGAATAATTGCCGCTTCGTCAATGTATAGCCAGTTTACAGACTTACCACGAATACCAGATGTCGTTGTCGCTGCTGTGAATACTCTACAGTTATTCTCTAATTCAACGTCACCTTTGTTCCATGTCTTTACGCCTTGCTGCATCCATATAGGCAAGTTCTCATACATCGTTTGATAACGAAGAAGTACTTCTCTTGCTGATGCTGTTTTGTTTGCCATGATAGCAACAGTTTTATCAGCATTAAATATCGTGTAGTGAAGAATACAAGCAGCAGCAGTAACAGTCTTGCCTTGCTGTCTGCCTTCCATCAGAATAACTTTGCGTTCGTTGACTATGATGTCAACTTTTTTCTTCTGACACTCATACAGTTTAAATAGTTGTAGACCATTATCTAGTGTCACAATGTGACAATAGTTCTCAATAAAATAAATTGGATCTGATTGACACTTTAGATACTCTTTGATTTGTTCTTGAGTAAAATCGTGTTTATGTCCAATAGATTTTAAGTTAGGATTTCCGTGATAGGAAGTTTCTTCACTCATGCTCTATTACTTGCTCATCTTTTAATGCTCGTAGCAAATCTTTTGTACTGCCTACAAACAAGTTATTATTTGTTACTGCATTGTTCTTAGCTCTGACTTCTTCGCCCTTGACTTTCTTTGCTTTGTCTTGTACGTCCATCATAGCATTCGCATTGTCTTGTAATGCTTTGATAAGCTGACCTGCTACTTCGTATGCTCTAGGCTGGTCACTGTTTCTTGCAATGTGAAGCATGCCTTTGATAGCTTCTTCGCTATATTCGGCAGTTCTCTTCAAAATATCTCTTGCTTCTTGAAAGTCATCTTCTAAGTCTTGTTCTGCATTTGCAGAAGGCACAGGAAGATTATTCTCTTCTCGTGTTTGTTTTAGATTGCTCTCAAGAGCCTTTGTCTTGTCTTTTGTGTTAAACGTAGCGTCTAACTCTTCAAATGGATTATTCAATTTCATCACCAAAACTTTCTAAGATTGAAGTTATATATTCATATTCATCTGCTGGAGTTAATGTCTTATCTATAACACCATCGTTTCCTATTGTAGCTGTACTCTTAACTCTTACATTTAAGAAGTCATCTTTCTCGTACAATTTAGCAATAGATTCTTTAATTACTCCTACATTGTCAACAGGACCGTAGAAGTTTAATCTCATTGTAAAGTTAAAGGTCCAGATAATACTTTGTCTGTCAGCAAGC